CTCCTGCATATTCCAGTAACAGATGTACTTTATGCTCCGGATCTTTCCGGATGATGCGGTTGATGTTGCGAATGTTCCACTGTTCCATGCCGATCAGGTAATCAAATTCTTCATAGTCTTTTTTCGTCATCTGGCGTGCTCTGTGGTTACCGCATGGGATTCCTTCTTCTCTTAACTTGTTCTGCGTTCCGTAGTGAACCGGATTGCCATCTTCTTCGTTGCTGGTTCCGGCGGAGTCGATGTAGAAGGATGACTCTAGGT